GAATAATATCGTAGGGTACACTACTTGTTTAAGGTAGCGTATAATAGGGTTTGAGATGCTTTCTAAGTCTTTCGACCTTAAACATCTGACGGAGAAGTCTCTGTCCGCAGCTGTCACTCAACTCGGTGATGGCGCGATTCGAACTAGAGTCACTGGTCTGCTTCGTGGTGTTGCGATTGTTGTCGCATACCACAAAGCGCCGGAAGCGGTGATCACATCACTTCTGGCACAGCTTTCTTCGTTTCTTAACGTTGAGAGTGAGTCTGACTTCCTGAAACGTGCTAAATACGTGCTGGCCTCGCCCATGGCCGCCTATCTTCGCAACGCGCTTCCGGAAACTCAGCATCGGATCGTTTACCATGGGGCATGGAAACGATGGATGAAATCTCGCACGGTGGCACACAACCATCGTAATACGCATCTGTGGTTCTCCTTCATGCAGTGCAAGCGTTCTTGCTTGCCACTCAGTGAAGCGATAGTACACGAGACGTATTTGAAGCATCGATCGCAGATGCTTCGCGAGGATCCGCTCAAGGACAAGGATGAGGTTTTGAACATCATCATGTCTCGACTTGAGCCGATGTTGGCGCGGATCGCTGCCAAACTCGAGCGTGTTTCGGACGACACGCTTAAAGACCTCGAGCACAAAGCGTCACAAAACGCTGCGTGGGAGTCGAGCCGTGCCAAAGGTGGCCAAGCTCAGGCTCTTGCAGACCGTCTGTTTGATTCTGCACTCGGGCCGTCACCGTCCGGTGACGTGCGCTTCGCGCCGCAGGTTAAGGAACTGCGGCGTATGCGTGAGGTACAGCATTCGCTCGTCAATCGCGATCGATTGGTTCGCGCTAGCGATGCTGTGATACGAGGGTCCGGTCCGGACGTGGTGTTCAATTCGACAACCGCTGAGTATGTTGATCCCGTTCTGCATGCAGAATGGAACCAACGACTTAGACAGTGGGCGATGGAGGACACTAACTCGTATGGTGGACGACTTCCGGCGATGATCCAAGCAGTACTTGAGCCTCTCAAGGTACGCGTCATCTCCAAAGGGCCGTCTGCGCCTTACTTCTATTCGAAAGGACTGCAGCGAGCGTTGCACACGATCATGCGTGCGATGCCGTGCTTTCGATTAATCGGTCGCCCAGTATCGGCGACTGATTTGATGGATATAGCCATCAAAGGGACCACACACAAGTGGTTTTCCGGAGACTACGAGGCGTCGACTGACAATCTGTCGGCACGACTCGGCGCAGCCATCCTGGAACGTCTCATCGTCGACCTTGACGATTGGGACGCCGATGTCTATCGTGCGGTTCTCAAGCCGCACACATGCCATTATCCGCATATCGAGGGTCAACCCGATGTTCTGCCTGTTGAGCAGCAGAACGGCCAATTGATGGGAAGCGTTCTTAGCTTTCCGATTCTTTGCCTTGCGAATCTTGGTTTGTATCTGTCAACTGTTCTGACAGCAACACCAACGGTGGAGGAGGTCTGGTCCGCTACTGATAAAGTTCTTATCAATGGCGACGACATACTCTACTGTGCTACCGATGAACAATTCGAACTGCACGCCACCCTTGGCGCCTCAGTTGGACTGAAGATGTCAGTTGGCAAAACCTATTTGCATAGTTCATACGCAAATGTCAACTCGACATCTTTTGAATTCGATCTTCGTTCAGAAATGAGTACACCTACTCAGATCAACTTTCTGAACACTGGCCTTTACTTCGGACAACACAAAGTCCTAGGTGAGCAAGGCAAGGAAATCGCACGCGTTGGCGTCGATATCGAAGATCCAGAGGTCGCGGACGCGCCCCTCTGTGCGGTGATCAATGCGTTGATGGATGGCGCCCTCCCGGGTCGTCATCGTGAGCTGCTCTCGAGCTTCATCACTCAGCATGGTTCAGAACTTACACTAGAGACTAAAGGTCGTAATCTCTTTATCGCCAAATCTCTCGGCGGTATGGGTGTAGTTCGCCCCGCAGGATTCACGACTGAATTCACTCCACTACAACGGTCGATTGCGAGCATGCTTTATGCTCTAGCCAATCCCGCTTTCCGTGTTGTGAATCAGTCCCCGTACAGTTGGAAGACTGCACGGGCACCAGTTGTGCGTGTTGACGCCTGGGAGTACATCATGGCCAAGATGCAATCATACCAGGTACCATACCAAGCACGGAGTCGTCGTGCACGAGCTAAGCTAGCTAAGCTTCGGGATCTCCCTGAGAGTATCCTTGAGCAAGGGTTTGCTATGCTTCGTGCAGGACCTACGTCACACGTAGGACTTGTGGAGTCGCTTTTCGAATGATGCGCTGGAGCGCGTCTGACGTCCTTAGCAAGACGTTAAACTGCTACGTGGAACCACGTAGAAATCATGGGGTCTGCGCCTCATTACCCAAAACGGTGGCATGCTGCGACAGCAGTGCCCGCGAACCGGTGAACCCGGTAGTAGCGGTGCCTTAATACTTCCGTACTAAGAACAGCACAGTTGGATATTAAGTCGACCTCGGTTGACGACCAATCTGTTCGGAATGTCGAACGACTGCACGGGTATGCTCCGATCGAGCACAGGTGGAAACTAGTCTTATGACGACCACTCTCGATCGAGTAGCGCAAGATGTACAGTCTCTCTCCTGATGTATGAGAGGGCTCCCACACATATACATCAATCATTGTCAAGCCATGGCTCGACCAAAGACCAACAACAGTCGTCCAGCGAAACGACTTCAAATCGCAATTCGCCAGAATCCGGCTCCGAAGCGCCGTAAGCTTGCACCCCGCCAGAGCCCTCAGGCTATGCGCGGTGGGCAGCTCACGCAGTCATACATTGACACGCTTCGAAACCCTTTCGACTTCCAGGGCGTTCGCCTTGGTTGGGGCTGTCTTGTGCCCACATCTGTGTCCACTGCCTACGTTCGAGGCTCGGTGACGTCCAACGCCGATGGCAGCGTCGTCATCATCGCCAAGCCGAACGTGGGCACGTCTCTCGTTCGGACTGGCAACGGCGGTCTCGCTGTTGCCACCAACGGTGGTGCTGGAGCACAGGACGCCGCGGCAGTCGCCGCGTCGTACGGTTCAGGTCGCGTGATCTCGCTCGGCCTGCGTGCATTCCCTTCGATTGCGGCAACTGCCGCACCCGGCGCCTCCTTCAGTGGAGCGCTCGAAGGAATGACGACCACTCTTCTCGATGCGATCACCCCTGCTTCTTGCACGGGATTTCCGCAGTCGACTGTCGGCATTGCATCGGAAGGTGCAACTGTCGTCGGTCGACCACAGGACGTCGACTCGTTCCGGTTCTCGAACGAAGTCGTGAACGCAGCTGGATTCGTCACGACCGAGGAGCTTCCCTTCTCGTGTCCGTACATCGCTTTCGTCGGCCTTCCGGCCTCGTCGGTGGTGTACTACGAAATCGTGCTCAACTTTGAGGGCATGATGCTCACCACAGCAGGAGCCGTGGGTCTCGGCATGGGCCAGACTCTCGGTGAGACGCTCGCCAGTCATTGGCCGAGCGTCGAATCGCTGTGGGCGGCGGTCAAACCGTCGCTGGGCTCCGTCGCGAAG